AGAACGCGCAATAGCGAGACCGTGGACGCCATGATTGCACCCTGCCAAAGCGGGGTACTGAGGACGAGCCAGACCTGCGCCCAGAAGTCAGGATTTTTCTCAGGCATCTTGGACATCCGACTGTCCTCCCCCTCGGGGAGTGAATAAATCCGGCGTCCGCTGCACTCCCAGCTCGAGGCAATGGGTGTGGGGAGCCGAAAACGAAAAAGCCCCGGCAAATGCCGAGGCTCATGAACTAAAAGTCAAATCAATAACGCACTAAGTCTCTTGACGATTGGCTTTCCAGTAGTTAGTCACTTCAGTGTAGGCATCAATGAAAAAGCGGTCGCTGTCATCAAATTCCCTACCATTCTTCCGCACCATTTCAAAAAAACCAGGCCCTGGAATCACAGAGCCATTTTTGTGAACCACCAGCGCGGTCAAAAATCCTCTGCCTTGGTCGTACTCAGACGTCGATATCTCATCCAGTAGAGCGCTAAGCCGAGGATCATGCGCCTCAAGAGCGATCGGAAGCTGAGCAACCAAGTCCGAGTAAGCGATAAATGGGTTGGGTCGCCTCGCTTGCTTGATGAGGATTGCACGTGCAGTGTCGCGCGCTCGAATCCAATCTGATGCTGCAAAACCATGGATCAGGCCAACCATAGCGATTCCCTTCTGCTCAAAAAAAATTGATGATGGCATTGCGCCTACAGAAAGTCATCTGCGCACGCATCGACGCGAATAAGACCGACTAGACTTCCTCGTCACCAACCCAAGGACAAGGGCATGAAAATAACAATATCGCTGGCAATGCTTGCATCACTTGGACTCTCAGTCGCAGCACAGGCCGCTGACTTCTCAAGCGCCGACATATGCAAGGCCGCAATCTCGGTCGAGATGGGCCGCCCCACGAAAACGATGAAAACAAAAAGCGCGGGATCAACCCCGGAAATTTCGTACCGTCGGCCGGATGGGGACGCCTTCCGATATCGCTGCCAAGTGTCCGAAGACCGCGTTATATGGTCAGCGTTCATGGATGACACCGGGGAATGGGGCAGGTGGCGAACCAGATATTCCGAAGGTGATGCGTCAACAACTTATTCCATTTCGAATGGCGTGCTGACGATCAGTAATGATCAGGCGGGCGATCAAACCTTCAAGAAGAAGGATTTTTAAGGCCATGAATAGGCGCGCTCGTCTTTCCAAGCTGTCGGCCAAAGACCATCACAGCGTCGACGCCCCTTCGCACCGATCTCGATGTTCCTGTCTCGCGCCACTGCACAAGCATGTGAGATCAGAGTGCACGGGCTGCCGGCGTTGATTCCGTACGTCGCACTATCCGGCTATCGGCGTCCAGACCTTCCCGAGGGCTGCCTTGGCTACAGGTAAATTCAAGGAATAAAAAAACCTCGCCGACAAGGCGAGGTTTTCTGTTTTCAACAACTTTTGAAGAAATCAGTAGCGCCGATCCGCCATCAGATAGCTCATGCCCAAGAAGGACAATCCAGCACCGACCACTGAACCCCAAAAGTCAGCTTGGAATAGGGCTGCCGTTGTAGCACCGCCTTCATGAGCTCGTATAACAGATTCCCAGCCTGTGTCATTTGCTCCAAAAACCAGATCCCATCCATAAGGGAAAACGATAAGGAGGATCAGGCCAGCAATGGCACCGATGTTGAACCATTTCGACTCGGTGTGAATGAACCACACTTTTAGAAATTGCTCTGCAGCAATCTATACTGCTGCGGCCAATCCGCTCTTAAAAAACTGCTCCACCACTTCAAGGAATGCCATCAAAAAACCCGCGCCAAATTATTGAACGTTGATACTAGCCTTTTGATGGCGGACAAAAAAGCCCAGAGCTTTGTCTGGGCCAAGGATCTGCGTGCGTTTCGCGTTACTTGTGCACTATGAGAAAATTACCTCATAAACCCCAACATAGCAACATATTTATGCCGCATCCTCAGATTTTTCATCAAAGATTACCTGCCATACCGGCTGTAATGCCTGAACATCCACTTCTGAGATAGCTTCGCGCAGGAAATTCCACACATCCTTCCAGTCGCGATCCCAAACTTTCGGCTCGATGCGCATGCCGTATAGCTTGAGCATTCCTTCGGCTACCCGCGCCGGCCCCCACTGCTCTCCGCCATGCGCCTCAATCTTGTAAGACTGCAGGGCCATAGTGATCATGCAATGAGCTTTCGCAGCCTTGGAGTCCGTCAGAGCGGAAAAGTCGACATCGTTCCAGATCAGCTTCTCCGCGTTGAGCACGTGAACCATCGTCATGCACGGATGGTAGAGGTAGTGCCCGAGCTGCTGCACCTGAAATGGAAGCGTGTCGATGGCGCGCAGCACTTTACCGATCATGGCCAGGTGCGCGGCGCGGGCAGTAGATCGGCCAACCGGCGTGCGGCGCGTCTCGCTGATGCTGATCCGCTCGCGCACGATTTGAATACGCTCTTCCTTATCATCGCCGAGTGCGGCGAACACGGCTTCATGCCGGCGCATCCGGGCGCCTTTCTTCACCGGTGCCGATTCTGCTCGGTCGATTGCCGCAGCGCTGATCGACGCGTTCGATTCGTGCTGCGCTTCAGTCCATACCTGTCTTGCATCGATCAGTTTCATGCGGCTTCCCCTTTTTTCAGCTCTCTTGTCTTGGCCCGGTATTCGGCCTTGATGGTTTTGATTTCTTCGACGGTGTACTTGCGGGGCTCATGAGGCCCTTCAAGCCATGCCACGGTTTCGGCGCCGATGCGCTGCACCAACCGGATGCGGTACTCGACCGCGTTACCCGACAGATTGCGGTTGCACTTCACGCACTGGCGGTGGATGTTCAGCGGTTCGAAGCGCAGCTCCGGACAAGCGCCGACAGCTCGGTAGTGGCCAGCGTCCCAGCGGCTGCCGGTCATCAGGTCGTTGTCGTTCGGCATCGAGTCGCAACTGATGCATGGCAGGTGCGCGTCACGCAGGCGGACGTACTCGTTCACGGCGGCCTGGGCTTCACGCAGGTGATCCGCCCTGCTCTTCAGCTTCTCCTTGCGCACCTGGATCTCGCGGCGGTCGCGCTGGTTGATCGCCTTGCGGGCCTTCTCGGTGTTTGCCGGCGCGTGAGCCAGCGCGCATTTCGGGCTGCACACCACCTGAGTGGTGTTAAACATCGGCGCGAACTTCCCGCCGCAGGCCTTGCAGGTTTTCTGCTTCACATCCTTGAGGTCAGTGCGCATTAATACCGCCCTCCCCACTTATCCTGCTCAGTCCAGCGCACGTCATGCTCGGCGCCGAAGGCATGCATCAGCTCGAACAGATTGCTGAACCACTTCTGCGACTGCTTGCGGGTCGATACGGCCATGACGACGAAGCCACCGTCGAGGCCAGGCTCTGCGCGCTGCTTCTCCAGCGAGGCACTGAAGAGGCACTTCCAGTCTTCACTGGTCAGCTTCTTGCCGTGCCAGATGACCTGCTCGGATACGTCCTTGAGCATTGCCCACATCTTGCGGTTGCAGACGTCCGGGCGTTTCTCGTCGCGGATCACCACCACCTTCGGCTTGGTCAAGTCGATGGCGTGCAAGGCGCCGGCGAGACGGCTGATATCACTTCGGTCGCGAATCGTGTATTCGGGATTCATGGATTCTCGCTCCTACAGGCAGAGCGCTCTGGAATGGGCGTTTCAGCCGAAATGGGCCCTTGCTCGCTCCCACAGGAATTTGGTCGCCCGCTGCACATGGCGGCGTCGATCTCGGCGTCCACATCAGTGAACTCGGCATCACTCGGAAACCAGTCCTGAATCAACCAGATGAATGTCTGCTTGTCTCGCAGCCACTCGTACCGCTCAGCATTCTGGCGCAGCGCCTCGTTCTCTTTGATGAGTCAATTGCGGACGTTGCAGGCCGTTGTATATGCCCCTTCGAATGCAGCAAGTCGCTCGTTTTCAGCCAGCAGCTCCAGCGCCACCTCCTCCACGGTCTTCTCCCCGAGGAATTCCTGCAGCGCCTCGGTGTTGCGCTTCCAGTCTGCGCAGTCGGCACGGTAGGACGCGGCCTCGGCCCACAGCAGCTTCTGGAGTTTTTGTTTGTCGATGCTCATTGAGCCGCACTCCTTGCTTCCAATTGTTCGGCCTGCTGAATGAGCAGCGCCCGGCGATCCGCCAGCTCATTGGCTGCCTGAATTCGCATTTCTATTTTTTCCTCGGCTGATGCTTGGCGCATGGCGAGCATCGAATCCTTCACCGCGGCGAGCCTCTCGCGCAGCTTTGGCGAAGGCCGCGCAACCTCACCGGTGAGCAGCGCTACGACGGCCCGACCGTCTTCAGTGACCGGCACGACATTCAAGTCGGCCAGGTACTGCTGAGCTCGCTCTTGCGGGATACGCTGCATCTGCACAGCCTTGGTGATCGCCTGCGTGCGGCGGTTGGCGTCGAAGCCGACCGACACATGCCAGTTCACTTCCTTGCTGTCCTCCCGGGCCTGCCCCACCAGACGCTCGTAAGCACTGTTGAACGCCATGCGCGCACCGACCTTGTCGCCGGCGTCGAGGACAGGTTTTGCAGCTGCCAGGGCGAGCTGAATTTCGTCCGTCAGCACCACGGTTTCAAACTCGTCATTTGTGGTCATGGCGATTGCCCAGGCTTCGTCCTTGCCCGGGCGTCCATCGGCGGCCTGCACTCGCTGGAGAATGTCGGCCATTGCCAGCTTGCCCCTCACCTCAAAGCGGCAAGCCTTCAATGCGGCTTTCACCACCGGCACCGGGTAAGCGCAAAGGTCTTCGGCCATGATCGCCGCAGTGCCTGGGTTCATTTCCTGACCCATGGCCTCGGCGGTGGCGCAGATCGCAGCAGCGAGCCCGGCGACCTGCTGGTCATTCATTTCAAAGGTACTCATTGCGCTCCCCTGCTTGGCGCTTGGCCAAGACCATTTGCGCGGCCTGCTCGGCGGCGGAGACGTTCGCTTCGGTGCGTTCCATTTGGCGCGCGGTTGTTCCGTTGATGCGCTGCCCGGTCACCCATTGGGT